ACTTATCGTGAAGAAATGGTTATGGACGCAGTAGAGAATTGTTTGAAAGCAATCAAGAACTATGATATCGAGACTGCAACGAGAACTGGAACACCTAATGCATTCGCATACTTTACGCAAATCGCTTGGTATGCATTCTTACGTAGAATAGATAAAGAAAAGAAACAACAAGATATCAAACTAAAATACATGGCAAATATTGAGTATGAAGATTTAGTTGATAATGAGAACAGTACAGAACAATCAGATGAAGCTGGACAATTCCTAGTGGATACTCTTAGACAAAAGATAGATGATATTAAGAGTGTAGACCGTTATTGGAAAGATGTCGTGACCGAAGAGAAGAAGAAAAGAAAAAGACGTGCGGTCAATGTGGACTCAGATTTAAAAGATTTTTTATCAGATTAACTTAAAAACTTAATTTGTATAAATAATACTGAATACTGAATACGTCCTTGCGGACGGTTGTATATCTAAATACAGCAGAACAGTATTCAGACTTCGTTCATCTTATATTTTATATAAGACGGAAGTAGGAAACCTGAAAACCTCTTTCTATTCAGAAAGGCAAGCAAGTACCCGCAAGGGGAACGAGACCGAAAGTTTACCGAAGGAACGCTATGAGAAGGGTGTAGTCGTGAGACTATGTACGAAATCGATTAGAAAACTGGAGGGCGAACCTATGTATTACAGAGGTATCAAACAAACTCCACAAAATATCGCAAAAGAGAAAAAATCTCGTGTTGCGGGTATTTATCGTGGAATAAGACATGATGCTTTGGAGTCCGAAAACAAGAAGACATCTACTACTGTTTATCCTAAATGGTATCGTGGTGTCAGACATGTATAAGGTCAAACATCAAAAACTAGGTAAAGTCGATGCGTATATTGGAATTTTTATAATTTCAACTGCGTTGATTTTATTCTTGTCTTAAAAACAAGGGGGACTTTGTGTCCCCCTATGTTTTAAAATATCAATGATAGTAGTATAATACTACAAAGACATAATGAAGGTATCATGAATATACCAGTGTTCCATTCCCATGGCTTTAACTCAGTATCAATACCAGACCATATCTTATCTAATCTACCACTTTTCATCAATTTGTCTAGTGTTTTCATATTGTGTCATTTATGTGACAATTGTGTGTCACAAGTGTAAACTATTTATATAAATGGTAATTTACAAAAAAGGGAAGATATTCCAAATGGTATCAATATCTTCCCTTTTGAGAGGTAATTGTAGACTTTCTCATTTCTACATTGGGTGTTCGGTGACCAACCCTAGTCTGATTACTCTTTAGTCGACTAGTGACTTTGAGTTTCTACTGAAATCTTCCACGTTTAGTAAATCCTAAACCTTTATTACTTTCGTTTTCTCTTTTCTGTCTACGAATTGCCTTATCTTTCAATAGTCTACGTTTCTCTCTACGAGTCTGAAAGAATTCTCTATCTTTCAAGTCTTGCATGATATTCGCATTCTTTACTTTCTTTTTAAAAGTACGTAATGCTCTATCTACATTACCTTCTCGTACATATACAGTGAGACCCGTATCTTTAGGGCCTGTATATTTTTTCTTAGGTTTTCTATCGAATGATTTTGGTTTCTGTATTCTTCGATTAAATTTTCTCATTGTCGTATTATACAGATACGAACAACAAATGTCAAGTTAAATTTCTAATTGAACCGAAACTCCGCACCCACATGAAGATACTTCGTTTGGATTTATGATTTTAAAGAACTCGTTAAGTCCTTCTTTTTGATAGTCTAAGGTAGAACCATTTAGGAATGGTAAACTTATATTGTCTACAACAATTTTAAATTTACCGTAATCTAGAACATTATCGTTTGGAGTAATAGTGTCGGTGTGTTCAATAACATACTCATACCCAGCACAACCACCACCAGTAATCCCAAGACGTATATTACTTTCTTTGGAAGTAAACTCTCCACATCGTTCAACAGCTTTTGTAATCGCTTCATCTGTTAATTCAATATCCATATCCGTTTGGGTCTTCCCACTGATTATGTTTTCTATGTTTAAGTTTATCTTCCCAATCTTCGATTGCACGTTTGATACCTTCTTCTGCAAGAACGGAACAATGTAATTTAATCTTGGGTAATTCTAATGCATCTGCAATATCTTTATCTTTGATTTCTTTTGCTTGTTCTATAGTTTTACCTTTTAACATTTCAACAAACATAGTAGATGATGCGATTGCAGAACCACAACCATAGGTTTTGAACTTGACATCTTCTATAACATCTCCGTTCATCTTAAGGTCTAATTTCATGACATCTCCACACGCAGGCGCACCCACGAGTCCCGTTGCGACATTCGGGTCTTTAGGGTCAAACCTACCCACCGCATGTTTCTTCGGGTCTTTTAATACAGACTCAAATCTGTCTATTACTTTATTACTATATGCCATACTACTATTTATAAAAATCGTGCAGTTGATTGCACAGTAGTTCAATGTCTCGGGGACTACCCGATTTCTTACACTCTATTTTTTATCTAGGTGGTTTCGGCCTTCCACCATAACAAGTATCGTTTTCCAGTAAATCCCAACCCAACTACATAAGAATTTCTTTACCTACATTGTTCGATGTTTATTCTAGTCTCACTACCATATGCCACGTCTTAATTGACTTTAACAACTAGAACATCTTTTCTGAGTCTCACAACAACCAACCAACTACGACTCTTCTCTACTTGTGAATTCTGGCGGTCTCTAGGGGAATTGAACCCCTACTACGTCATCGACAGTGACATGTTCTACCATTAAACTAAGAGACCATTTGTATTTATAAGAAAACCCACCACCTCGGAAAGTTGCGAACTTTCAATATCTACGAGTGGTGGGGTGAGTGTCTATCGACTTTTGACTTTACGCCGTTAACTTATTCCGAATTTAACCTCTCTTTCTCATTCTTAATACAAGTATTATACATGGTGGAACAAGAAATGTCAACACTTATTTTCAAAATAATATAAAAAAAAGGGAGAACCGAAGTTCTCCCCCTTTTAGTCTTTTGACCTAAACAGATTATGTTAAGATGTTAGTCACCTTGAATATTCTGTAGTATTGGTTAGTTTTCACTGAAGCAAGACCGTTCGCAGGCGTAGAACCTACAAATGGGTTTGACGCCATTCCGTATCTTGTTTTAAAACCAATTCTAGGTTGGAAAGTATCTTCCCCAACTGCTTTGACCATTTGCAATGGTACGTAAGGACAGTAGAAAACACCAGCATCATAAGGGTTAGTACCTTTATAACCTACTGTACAGTAGTCAGTGTTTGCATATGGGTCGATGTATACTTTAATTCTTCCGTTAAGAAGACCAGCAAAAGTATTACCAGTATCGTCAACATTTAAGTTGTTAGATATGCCTGGAGAGTAATCCAAAGTACCCGCAGCTGCAAGTGCAGTTGCAACGTCAGAAGAACAGATTAGGATATTACCTTTTCCTCTTCTTGAGTCTTTAGCGATTTGATTACATTCTCTGTCAATCTGTACACCTAAACCTTTGAACTTCTCAGCACTCCAACGTCCGTCTGCATCAGATGACATGTTAAACACACCATTTACAGTCACGTTAGCTTGTTGAGCACCGTCTTTTGCTTGAGAGTTAATAGTTCTAATAACTTCTCTGTTGATTTCCGCAAGGATTTCAGTAGAAAGGATATTAGCTAATTCAGTCTCAGCATCTAAACCGTGAATTGCTTTAAGGTCTTGTGCAAGTTCTAGTGAGTACTCTGCTTTAAGAGCTCTTGAAACTGCAGTCACAGTTGATTTCTCAATTGTGAAACCCATTTCATTGAAAGTACTACCAGTAGATGCACCTAACTCTTCTGCGTCAACAGTCGGCATACCAGTTGCGGCTAAAGAAGTTAATCTGTCACCGTCTGAGTCGATACCGTTATAACCTGAGACGTTGTCTGAGTCATGAGTACCAGAAGAGTCACCAGAAAATCTAGTTTCTGCTTCGTTGAATAATGCTTCTCTGTTAGAAGTTGAACCACCTTGGTATCTTGCTTTCATCGCAAAGATTAAACCAGTTGGGCCGTTCATTGGTTGCACACCACATACATCGTATGCAATCAAGTTAGGCATAGCTCTTCTAACTAAAGAAATTAACACTGGGTCGAAATTCGCAACACTTGAAACATTGTTAGCAGGTGCGGCTTCGAATAACATACCTTGTGCGTTTTGTTCTGCGATTGCTTTCTCTTGGTTTTCCAAAAGGGCTGCAGTCACGGAACGCCTGTGATTGTCTTTAATTTCACCAGCAGACTCTTCGTCTAATACTGGTGACCATTTTTCAATCAGTGAAGAATAATTTGGTTGTTCCATTTTATTTTTCCTATGTTAATGCATCAAAGATTAATTCTTTGGTGCGGTTTTCTTTAATGTAGAGACGTATCGTTCCATGTTAGGAGAAGTTTCCATGACTTCGTCATGTCCGTCTTCTTCAATCATAGGACTTTCGTCACTACTACCAGTTTCTTGTGAGAAGTGAGCTTCTTTAATAGTGTTAACTTTTTCAGCAAATTTTTCTTCACTTTCAAAGTCTAAGTCATTTACTAAAGATTTTAACTTCTCTACTTGAGTGTCCGCTAGGTCTGACGCAGACTCGTTGATTATGCGGTCTTTTGTCATTTCTTCGATTTCACCCGATTGGTCGATAACTTTCTGAGTAGTTTCGTTAAGTTTAGTTTCTAACTCTTCTACTTGTTCAGCAAGTTCATCAACTAGGTCTACTTTGGACTCAGGGACTTGAATGTAAGACTCAGTAAATAAGTCTTTCAATTTGTCCATGAAACCTTCAGCGATTTCAGTTCTTAAACCGTTCTCGATTGCGATTTCATTTTCCTTAATCCAGTTTTCAACTACATAGTTAAGGTAGCTGTCTACTTTCTCAACCAATTCAGATTTAGTTGAAGATACTTCTTCTTCTAATTCTTCTTTGTATTGAGTTTCTAATCTATCAATTTCTTCTGATAGTTTAGATTTAACTGCGGCTTCAAAGATAACTGCAGTCTTTTCTTTGAACTCTTCGGAAAGAGTTGCTTCGTTATTAACAAGAGTGTCAAGTTCTGCTTTTGCAGTATCAACTGCATCTACTGACTCTTCTGCTTCATACGACTCTTTTTTCATTTCAGGTTCATCACCATTCATGATTTTCATAGCCGCAACATATGCCTTCTGGACTTCGTCTTTATTATGTTTTTGACCATAGTCCATTGCGGCTGTTGCCATTGCATTAATCATACCAGCTTTTGTTTTTGGTGCGATTGATGCTTTGTTTTTTGCAGAATTATCAGGAGTTTCACCAGCAGCTTTGTCAACACTTGCAATAGACTCTGGTTCTGACACTGGAGTTTCGTCCTTTGCATTACCTTTCGCCTTTACAGATGACTTAGCATCTTGTTCTTCGAGAGTTTCTTCCACGATGTCGTTAATTACTTCATCAGTAGAAGACTCGTCATTTTTAATTTCGTCTGACATATCGTCTCCTAAATTACATTCTAGATTTAATTAACGAGAGGAAATTTTTAAACTCTCTTACCGAAGTCTCATAAGCAAACTTCTTTGGAGCAGTTTTAATTTCTGTCTCTATTTTTTCAACTTCTTGCGGAGTTAAGATGCCGTTATTCCAGACCCAATCTACACCTTCCATTATACCATTAACAAATGCTGACGGTGCGGAAGGGTCTTGTACGATATCAACCGTACTAAGAATAAAGTCTTTACCGACTTCCATTGCGCCACCTTTATTCGCAAGACTACCCATACCACGAGTTGACACTCCTAGTTGAACTCCACCGTCAAGTAGACCTTTTACAATCTTACCATTCGGGGTATCAAGTATTCGTGCCTTTCCTACTATATCATCTCCCTTAAATTTAAGTTCGGTGATTAAGTGTGAAACCTTATCTAAGTTCACAGTCGGCCCTTCTGGGTGGTTTAACTCTCCAACTGCCCTCTTAGTTTGAATTTGTTCTTTGTCGTATTTTGCAACGGCTTGTTCCATTGTATC